AAAGCAAGAAGTACAAAAACAAGAAGATAAAGTTTTTAAATTAGAAAGAGAATTCAGAACTTCAAGTAATGAATTAGAGAGAACGAAAAAACAATTTGATAGTGCAGTTTTTCAGCAAAAACAATATGTTAGTGATATTGACAAAAAGAATTCTAAACAAGACCCATTAATAAAAGAAGCGAAAAAAAATATAGCAACTTTTGATAAATTAATAGACGAAGCTGAAAAAATGGCACAAGAGTTAGGTGTTAAAATACCTACAGGCTCTTTTTCTAAAATGAGAGATAGATTAAGAAAAGTAATCTAAAAATGCAAAATTAATTTTTAACACTTATATATTAATATGAACACGAATGATATGATTAGTAAAATCAAAGATGTTCTAAACTTATCCGAAGAAGTTAAGTTAGAACAACAAACGTTAGAAAACGGAACTGTCCTTGAGGCAGAAGCGTTTGAAGCTGGTAATGAAATCTTTATCGTAACAGAAGATGAGAAAGTAGCTGTACCAGTAGGAGAATACGAAATGGAAGATGGTCGTATTTTAGTAGTAGCAGAAGAAGGTCTTATTGCTGAAATCAAAACTGGAGAAGAAGAAGAAGTTGAGGAAGTAGAAGCAAAAGAAGAAGAAGAAGAAAAAATGGGATATGCTACTAAGGAAGAATTAGCTGAGGTTAAAGAAATGATTGAAGAAATCAAAGCTATGTTAGAGCCTAAGGAAGAAATGAGCGAGGAACTAAGCGCTGATGATTTAGGAAATCTTATGACTGAGGAACTTGCTAAACACGACAAAGTTGAGTTAAGCGAAGTGCCAGAGGAAGTACAAGAGGAACTAAACAAACCATCTGCTGAGCCAATCGTGGCAAATCCAGAGGCTAATACAAAAAATAATGAAGGCTATAAATTTGGTAAAAACAGAAAACCAAGTATAGCTGATAGAGTAATGCAAAGAATAATTAATATTAATAACTAAAATTTAAACAAATGAGTGTAACAATTACAAGTTCGTACAGTGGAGAATTCGCCGGCAAATATTTGGCGGCATCTTTATTAGCTGCGAAAACAATCGATGATGGTGCTATTACAGTATTACCTAACATCAAATACAAAGCTGCTATGAAAGTTGGTGCTTTTGCAAACCTTGTTAAAGGTGCTGAGTGTGATTTTCAACCAAACGCATCTACTTTAACATTAACAGAAAAAATACTTACTCCAAAAGAGTTACAAGTAAACCTTGACATTTGCAAGAAAACACTTCACTCGGATTGGGAAGCTGCTCAAATGGGATATTCTGCATTTGATAACTTACCTCCACTATTTAGTGATTTCGTAATTGCAAGAGTAGCTGCTGAGGTTGCTTCTGCTACAGAAACTTCTCTTTGGGATGGTGCTGCTGGTGCTGACAATTTTGATGGGTTTAGAGCTTTAGCTTTAGCTGATGGTACTGTAAATGATGTTACAGGAACTACAGTTACTTCTGCTAACGTTGTTGCTGAGCTTGGTAAAATCGTTGATGCTATTCCATCTGGAGTATATGGTGCTGAGGATTTAAAAATATATGTATCACAAAACATCTTTAAGGCTTATGTAAGAGCTTTAGGTGGATTTGCTGCTACTAACTCTGGTGTAGATGCACAATCTCATATGTGGTATCAAGGTGGTGCTGTATCTTTTGATGGTGTTGATTTATACCCAACAAGTGGTTTAAGAGATAACTGTGCAATCGCAGCAAGAACTTCTAACTTATTCTTCGGAACAGGTCTATTAGATGACAGAAACGAAGTTAGAGTAATTGATATGGCTGAGAATGATGGTAGCCAAAATGTGCGTATCGTTATGCGATATACGGCTGGTGTACAAATCGGTATTGGCTCTGACGTAGTTCTTTACGATTAATAAATTAAATTAACTAACATAAAGAGGGTGGGCAAAACTGCCTACCCTTTTTTATTAAAACAAATAATATGGCTTGTGCAATAACAAAAGGTAGAGGAGTTGGATGTAAGACTGCCTTTGCTGGAATTAAAAATATTTACATCTTAGATTATAGTGCTGCTATTGCTGGTTTAAGTGATAGTAGTGGAACTATAACCTTACCAACTGACAACTCTGCTGAGTTCTTTAAGTTTGAAGTAAAAGGTGGGCAGTCATCTTTAGAAACAGTAGTAAACTCATCAAGAGAAAATGGTACTACTTTTTACGAAAGTACTTTAAACGTTACTTTTCAAGTTTTAGATGTAGCGACACAAGAGGAGATAAAACTTCTTAATAGAGGTAGAGCGCATTATGTTGTAGAATTGTACCCTAATGGTGCTGGAGTTACTAAGTATTTACTATTAGGTAGAGATAATGGTGCTGAAATTACTGGTGGTACAATCGTAACTGGTGCTGCTGCTGGAGATTTACAAGGGTTTACATTAACAGCAGTTGCAACTGAGGTATTTCCTCCGTTCTTCTGTACTATACCAGATATAGCTTCTGCTACTCCAATTAGTCCAGCTTAGTAGTTTATTTATATTTAAAATTAGCCTTTCTATTTAGAGAGGCTTTTTTTATTTAACTATACAAAATATTTAATTTTTGTTTATATATTAGTATGAAGTTAATAGAAACTAATGGCGATAAGACATTTAAGGTAATACCTCGTCAATTTATTAATGGTGCAATTACTGTAAATCTTACAAGTGAAAGCACAGGTACAAACGTAAATATTACACCTACTGCTTCAACAGATGGTAATTATATGTCATTTGTTGCAGCTTTTGGTACGTTAACTGAGGGAGATTTTTATACCCTGTTGGGACATTAACAGAGGGAGATTTTTACACCCGTGAAATAAAAGATGGTACTGCTGGTATATATAAAGACAGAGCGTTTTGCACAGACCAGACAGTAAACCAAACAAACAATGATTACTATTCTGTAAATAGTGGAGAATACACTACAGAGAATAGCTTTGATAACGATTACATTATATTATGAACGATTTAAGAATAGTTAATTTAAGCACTTACACAAGTCCAGAGATTGTAGAGAAGTCAAACAAAAAGTGGGTAGCTTATGGAAGTGATAATAATTACTTTGGGTACTTAATAGACCGATACAACGGAAGTCCTACAAACAACGCTATTATAAATGGTGTAAGCCAAATGATTTATGGAAAAGGCTTAGATGCTTTAGATAGTAATAGAAAGCCAGAGGCATACGCTAAAATGATTACTTTGTTTCATAAGGATTGCGTAAGAAAGCTATGCTATGATTTAAAACTTATGGGTCAATGTGCTATGCAAGTTATTTACTCTAAAGATAGAAAAACTATTGCACAAGTAGAACATATACCTGTTGAGAACTTAAGAGCTGAGAAGTGTAACGAAAAAGGAGAAATAGCTGCTTACTATTATTCTGATAATTGGAGTAAAGTAAAACAAAGCACACAACTAAAGCGTATACCTTCTTTTGGTTTTTCTAATGAAAACATAGAGATACTATATGTAAAACCTTACAGAGCTGGGTATAAGTATTATTCATCTCCAGACTATCAAGGTGGTTTACAATATAGCGAGTTAGAAGAAGAAATATCTAACTATCACTTAAACAACATTATTAATGGTTTAGCACCAAGTATGTTAATTAACTTTAACAACGGAACTCCAAATGCTGAGGAACGTCAAATGTTAGAGAATAGAATATATCAAAAATTTAGTGGGTCAAGTAATGCTGGTAAGTTTATATTAGCATTTAACGACAACCCAGAGAGTGCTGCAACAATAGAGCCTATACAACTAAGTGATGCACATAATCAATATCAGTTCTTATCAGACGAAAGTAGCAAAAAGATAATGGTAGCACACAGAATTGTTAGTCCTATGCTATTAGGTATTAAAGATAGTACAGGTTTAGGAAATAATGCAGATGAGTTACAAACTGCAAGTACCTTAATGGATAATACAGTTATTAGACCATTTCAGCACCTTTTAATAGATGCCTTTGATAGTATATTAGCTTACAATAATATCTCTTTAAAACTATACTTTAAGACCTTACAACCATTAGAGTTTACAGACTTAGAGAACGTAGAGGACGAAGAAACGAAAGAAGAAGAAACAGGAGTAAAGTTAGCTAAAGAATTACCAGAAGATTTAGGTAGTGATATAGCAGATGCTTTAATTGACTTAGGACAAAGTGAGGAAGAACTTCTAAGCGACTTTGATGTAATGGACGAAAGAGAAGTTAACTATGACGAAGAAGATGGCTTAGATGAGGTTATAACAGACTTAAACAAGCCTAAAGAAAAAAGCACACTTGCTAAAATATGGGAGTTTGTGAGTACAGGTAGTGCAAAACCTTTTAGAGAGAGTGAGCAAGATGGAGAAAGCAAACAAAC